TAACGAAACCCCAACATAAAGTTTCATCAAGCAATAAAAGATTTAGAGTTTTAGTATCAGGTCGTAGATTTGGTAAAACCTATTTATGTATTACTGAGATGATGAAATATGCTACTCAAATAAATAAAAAAATCTGGTATGTAGCACCTACATTTAAAATGGCGAAAGAAATAGTATGGTCTAATTTAAAAGATATGCTTTCTAAATTTAATTGGATAGAGAACATAAATGAATCAAATATGACCATAACAATAAAAAAAACAGGTAGTAAAATATCCTTAAAAGGTTGTGATAACTATGACAGTTTGCGTGGAGTAGGATTAGACTTTCTTATATTAGATGAATTTGCAGACATTGAAGAAAAGGCATGGACAGAGGTTTTGAGAGCATCTGTATCTGATACAGAGGGTGATGTGCTTATGTGTGGTTCTCCTAAAGGTTATGGTAATTGGTCCTATAGAATGTATCTCAAAGGACAAGATGGTGACAAAGAATGGGATAGTTTTCAATTTACTACTTTACAAGGTGGAATGGTATCAGAAGCAGAAATAGAACAAGCTAAACAAGATATTGATATTAGAACCTTTAGACAAGAGTTTGAGGGTACGTTTGAAAACTATGCTGGTAGTGTTTATTATAACTTTCACCCTGTTGAAAGTGTAGTAAAAAAAGAGATAGATTGGACTAAACCTTTGCATATAGGCATGGACTTTAATGTGGACCCAATGAGTGCTTGTGTTGGTCAAATAGAAAAAGACAAAATATTTTTTTTAGATGAGGTTATAATTTATTCAAGTAATACTGATGAAATGGTAGAAGAAATTAGAAACAGATATGGAACTAAAATACCTATTTTTATTTACCCAGACCCAGCTTCAAGGCAAAGAAAAACATCTGCTGGTGGTAGAACTGACTTATCTATTTTACAAAATGCTGGATTTAAAGTTAAATGTAAAATTAAACACCCAGCTGTTCGAGATCGAATAAATGCTGTGAATAGCAAACTTAAAGATTCTAATGGCAATAGGCATATTTTTGTTTCACAATCGTGCAAAACTATTGTAAAAGGATTGCAACGACAAATTTATAAGGAGAATACAAACATACCTGACAAAGAAGAAGGTTTTGACCACATGAACGACGCAATCGGTTATATGATAGATTATTTAAAACCACTTACAACTCAGGCAGTATTTTCTCGACCAACAAGATGGGCAATAAAGTAGTATGGCATACACTAAAGATCAAGCAATAGAAACTCACAAAGATTATTCAGAAACAATTAATAATTGGGAATATTACATAAGATCGTATAATGGTGGCTTTGATTATATGGTAGGGCAATATCTTAACAGATATAATTTAGAATTAGACAACGAGTTCAATCAAAGACTTGCAAACACTCCATGCGATAATCATTGTAAAAATATTATTCAAATTTATTCATCATTCCTTTTTAGAGTAAGACCAAGTAGAGATTTTGCAGAAATGCAAGATGAACCTAGTTTAGAATCATTTTTAAAAGATGCAGATTTAGAGGGTAATAATTTAAATTCAGTTATTAAAAGAGCACAAAATTATGCTTCTATTTATGGTCATTGTTTTATGATTTTAGACAAACCTAATATTACAACTAATACTCAAGCAGAAGAATTAGAACAAGATATTAGACCATATTTATCAATCGTAACTCCTGAGAATGTTTTAGATTGGAATTTTGAAAGACAATTAAATGGTAAGTATGAATTAAACTATTTAAAAATTAGAGAAGAAGTAGATAAAAATGGTGGAACTTACATGAGGCTTTGGTATTTAGACAGAATAGATACTATTTACATGGAGGAAAGATCAGAACCTAGATTAATAGATACTGTGCCTAATATGATTGGCAAAATACCAGCAGTTATTTTATACAATGCTAAATCTCACAAAAGAGGCATTGGTCAATCAGATTTAACAGACATTGCAGATTTACAAAAATCTATTTACAATGAATACTCTGAAATGGAACAATTAATAAGATTAACTAACCACCCATCATTAGTTAAAACTCCAAGTGTAAATGCAAGTGCTGGTGCTGGTGCAGTAATAGAAATGCCAGATGAAATGGAGCCTAATTTAAAACCATATTTATTACAACCATCTGGTCAAAACCTTACAGCTATTATGGATTCAATAAATAACAAAGTAGAATCAATAAATAGAATTGCACACACAGGTGCTATAAGGACTACTAAAACTCAAGTATCGTCTGGTATAGCATTACAAACAGAATTTGAATTGTTAAATGCAAGACTATCTGAGAAAGCTGATAATTTACAAATTGCAGAAGAACAATTATTTAAACTTTATGCAATATTTCAAAATACAAAATTTAATGGTGAGATAAATTATCCTGATTCGTTTAACATTAGAGATTACGCAAGTGATTTAGTATATTTCCAACAAGCTAAATCATTAGACATAGGTTCTCCAACATATTCAAAAGAAGTTGATAAAGAAATTGCTAGAGCAGTTGTAGATGATGACGAAAAACTAAATGATATATTTGATGAAATAGATCAAGCTAAAGAAGTAGGTCAATTCACTCAAGACGAACCAGCACAAGAAGATCAAGAAGTAGAACAAGAAGAAATTTAATGAATGTCCGATATAGTCAAAGATGCAACCTTTTATCGTATTAAGCAAATAGAACTTGCAGAAGCAGAATTTTACAAAACCCTTGTTAAAACATTAGATAAGATAGAAAGAGAAGTTATTTCAAGTATATCAAAATTACCTTTAACAGATGGTAAATTAATTGAACTTCAATCAGCTATCGCAATAAGACCAAAAATAAAAGCTATTTTAGAAAGAGAATATTTAAAATGGTCAGATACGGTTGTTAGAGATGGCTTTAATAAACAAGCTAAACGAATAGAAAAAGCATTTAAAAGAATTGGTAATATTCCTGTTGAGTTCCAAGAACTTACAAAAGGCGATTTAGCATTAATACAAAATTTAAAACAACAATATTTTACACAGTTCAAAGATGTATCAAATACGTTTACTAGAAGATTATCAGAGAAAATTTATCAAAATACACTAATAGGTAGTGAATTTGCAGTATTAGAAAAAGAATTAAGGCAAACAATTAATGGTATTTATGCAAGTGCAGATGATCAAGAAGCACAAAACCTAATAGATTATATAAATAATAATAAGTTTGATAAATCAAAAAGAACAATAGTAGAACAAAAAATACAGCTTTTACAGTCTAAATTTGCAAGAGATCGTGCTGGCGAAAATATGAAAAGATATGCTGGTCAAATATTAAACGATTCACTAAGAGATTTTGACGCTACTTTAAATTTTAATAAATCAAATGATGCTGGATTAACATTTGTTAAATATTATGGTGATGTAATTCCTACTACTAGAGATCATTGCAGAAAAATAATTAATGGGGTATATGATAAGAGAAAAGGTGGACTTTTTACAATTGATGAAGTCAATGCACTTTGGACAAGTAGAAGTTGGTCAGGTAAAAAATCTGGCAATCCTTTAGTTGTTAGAGGTGGTTATAATTGTCGTCATCAATGGTCTTATGTCAATCCAGATTGGTATGACAGTAAAGGCGAACTAATAATATAACAATAGGAGAACAAATGTCCGAAGAACAAACAAATGTTGCACCAGAAGTACAAGCAACAGAAACACTAAAAGAAGAAGTAAAAGTAGAAACACCAAAACAAAATACTTTTACTCAAGAACAATTAGACAACATAATCAAAACAAGACTTGAAGCAGAGAAATCTAAATATGAGAAAAAACTTCAAGAAGAAGAAAAGCAAAAAGCAGAAATCTTAAAACAAAAACAATTAGAAGAAGCTAAGACTAAACAAGACTTAGAAAAGATTATGCAAGAAAGATTATCTGAAAAAGAACAGGAACTTTCTAAAGTCAAAGATCAGATAAAAAAAGAAAAGGTTGATAATTCAATCCTTTCGATTGCTAACAAAGAAAAATCTATTAACGCACAACAAGTTGTTTCTCTTTTAAAAGATGAAGTCAAATACAATGATGATGGTCGAATAGAAATAGTTGATAATCATTCTAATGTACGATATAACGCAAAAGGAGAACTACTTACAATAGAAGATAGAGTTAAGGAATTCTTAGATAGCAACCCACATTTCCGTCAAGGGTCTTTGTCTGGTTCAGGAAGTCAGAGTGCTATTGGTGGTAAAACTGTTAAACCTTTTAATCTACAGGACTTGGACTTAACAAATCCAGAAGATCGTAAAATCTATGCAGAATATAGAAAGAAACGAGATTCAGGAGCTGTTGAGATTAACTTAACAAAAAAATAATAAAGGACAAATAAAATGGCAAACGAAAGCACAAGTTCTACGCTATCGGAACTATATACAGAGATAGTAGCAGAAGCACAATTTGTTATTAACGAGAAATCTATAATGAAAAATCTTGTTAAAAATTATGCTATATCAGGTGGTGGAAAGTCAGTTGAAGTTCCAATTTATGCAGCAGTTTCGGCGGCGGCAGTATCGGAAGCAGCTGATTTATCTAACACAGCAATCAATCCATCAAGCGTTACTATAACTGCTAGCGAAGTGGGAATAATGACGACGTTAACCGACCTAGCAAGAAATTCAGCACCAAGAAATGTAGCTGGAGACATTGGTAAATTGTTTGGAGAAGCGATTGCAAAAAAAATGGACCAAGATTTACTTGCTCTATTTGATGGTTTTTCAACAGCAGTTGGAACAGACAGTTCTGCTTTATCACCAGCAACAATCTTCAATGCGGCATCAACTTTAAGAGCATTGGGATTACCTGTTGAAGAAACATATTGTGTGTTGCACCCAAAAGTAGCTTTTGATCTTAAATCAGGATTAACTAATACTTTTGCTGGTCTATCAACTGATCTATCAAACGAAGCATTAAGAGGTGGCTTTATTGGTCAAATCGCTGGTATCAAAATATTTGAAACTGGAAATATGGCAAATACAGGTACAGGTGGAGATTTCAAAGGTGGAATGTTCCATAAAGATGCTTTAGGTCTAGCAATGATGCAAGACATTAAGATTGAAACTCAACGTGATGCTTCTTTAAGAGCAGATGAAATTGTAGCAACAGCAGTTTATGGTGTTGGTGAATTACATGACTCTTATGGTGTAGAAGTACTTGCAGATTCTTCAATACTATAATAATACTTTTAAGGTGGGGGTTAAATCCCCCACTTTATGAAAAAGAGGAAAAATATTATGAAATTATCTAATGGCAAAAAAATTATAGAAAGAAAAGAAGAAGATTATACAAAAAATCAAAAAACATGGGAATTAAGAGGGTGGAAACCTATTAATGATAAACCTAAACAAGATCACAAAATTAATTATCCTAAAGATGAACCTGAAGATAAAACTTACGAAAATGAAACAAAAGTAGTACAATTAAAAACAAAAAAGAAAAAGAAAAAGGTAGTAAAGAAATGAAAAATATAAAAAAATATATAAAATTAGCAAAACAAAATCCTAAAATTAGTATTGGTGTTGCTATTGCAGTTATAATTATATTATCTTGGGTATTCTAGCATGGCTAATTATACAGGGGCTAATGTTATAACAACATCTGATATTCAAAAGTATCAACCAGATGCATTTGATTTTGGTATATCTACAACTGCTACAGAAACAACTAATTTTTTAGCACAAACTACTAATGATATTTTTAGAGCATTAAGAGTAGAATGGTGGCCTGTATATAAAACTAATATTTTTACTGATATAACTGTTCTTAATACTGCAGAAATGGTTAATACAAAAGTTAATCTAGATCAATTTGAAAGAGCAGGAGTTTATTTATTTTTAGGAAGATTTTATTTACCAGCTTTAACTAAATTTAGACCAGAAACAGAAAAAGATAGATTTGAAAGAATGCAAGAATATTACATGAGCCAATATAATATTGAGTGGAGAATGATATTAGAAGATGGTGTTGAATATGATGTAGATGCTGATGGAAGTATTGTATCTAATGAAAGAGAACCATTACATGGCTTTAGAAGATTGACTAGGTAATGGCAGTAGATGTTAAGATAAAATCTAATAATAAACAAGTAGCAAGAAAGTTTAAAAAATTTCAATCTATATTACCTAGAATAATTGATAAAGGTGTTAAGCAAGCTGGTTTTCAATTAGTAGATATTATAAGAACTAAAACTCAAAAAGGTATAGACTTTAATGATAGACCTTTTGCTCCTTATTCTCAAGGCTACTTAAAAAAATTAAACAAAGAGGGTAAATCAACTAGAGTAGATTTATTTTATAGTGGTCGTATGTTAGGAGCATTAACACCCTCTGGTTCTGTAAAGAAAACAGGAAAGCATAAAGTTTCAATAAATTTTACAAACTCTCAAATGCTACAAAGAGCATTATTTAATCAAGTTTTGAATAACCCTAAAAGAGAATTTTTTGGCTTTAATTTGAGAACAGAAAAGATTATAAGTAAACAGTTCAATAGATTTGTAGAAAAAGAATTAAGAAAGTTTAAAATATGAGTGTAAGAGAAAATATAGCATCTAATTTATTAACAGTTATATCCAATATATCTAGCCCAGATATTATAAAAGCAACTAGACAACCTTTTTTATTAGACGAATTATCAGATAAACAATATCCAGCAGTAATAGTTCAAACATCAGAAGAAAATAGAGATGATTCTGAATTAGGAAGTGGTGCTAAAAC